GAGGAAGTGACCCTCGAACATGTGCTCTCCTTTGGCGCCCCGGTGAGCGGAGGGTGCGCTGATACAGGTCACATACTGTGATCAGTTACGCCTATTTAGCAGACGATCTCAGTTGCTGAACTGTGTCAGCCATACGGTTACTACGAGCATGCCTGATAGCCAGGTCATCCCAAATACGACGACCGGTGGTATCCGGAGCATCAGTATTTCCGTTTCTTGTAAGAATCCATCACCTTGGCCAGGCGGTCTCTGACCATCTTGGTTTGAGGTGATGCGTCCTTATAGAAGCTCGCAAGATCACGCCGCTTCAGCAGACGAGGGCGGAGTGCTTTCTTTGCGGCGCGCAGTCGTGGCGTTCCTTTGCTCACGTTGCGCTCGGCCTTCTTGCCGATGGCACGGATTTCACGGATCTCCCGTCGGCCAGGGTTGGCGCGGTTCATCTCCGCGTTCTTCTTCCTGGTGCGGGGGATCGAGGGTGCTGTGAAGCTTCCGAACCCTGCAGGCTTCTCCTCGGCGGGCTTGCCCTTCGAGCCCATGGATGCCAGAGCGCTACCAGCAGCTACTGCACCGCCAGCCAGCACTGCCCCTTTGGCAATGCTCAGCAGGGTGTTGCCAGAGCGCTTGGGAGCAGTCGATTGCCCGGCAGTGCCCTTCGTGCACTTCTTGTTATCAGCGATGCCGGACTTGCCGCACTTCTTGTCGAGCTTTTTCACTTCTTGGCACCCCGCTTCATTTTCTTGGCCAATTTCGACGTGACTTTGTCGTCCTTGTCGTCGTCAGGTTCGGGGTCAGAGATCTTTTCGACGCTCATACTGTCAAGCACAGCATTGAGTTCACGAGCGAAGGCATCCTCCTTGTAGCCGCAACCATCGGCGTAGGGAGACTTCTTCATGCCCATGTCCTTCTTGCCGCACTTGCAGGAGCCCTTGTCGCCGTCCTTGCAATCGCAGCCCTTCTTCATCTTGTCGTATTTAGAGCGCATGCCCATGTCGTCCTTCTTCTCAGGCTTGGCGGTTTTGGCAGCGGCTTTGAAGTCAGAGGCAGCGGGGGCACCTTCCTGACCGGGTTTACGCATCTTTTCACCCGAACCAGCCTTGATTCGCTCTCGTTTTGCCCGGATGTTCTCGTAGAGACCAGGCTTAGCCTTATCGGCACGGCCGAGACGAGTATTCTTCATGTTTCCCGGGTCGGGAGTGGGGCTAATTCTTCAAATGGGGCAGGACCGTAACTCAAGTCCACGCCTTTCCCCTTAGCGTAACGCAGTACTTCTTGCCTGTGTCTGCGCCGCATCTTGTCATAACTGGGATCAATTTCCCAGGTGCTCTCGCTGTATGGAGCTAGATAACAGCGGCAGCGTGGGTGACGCGGTACACGGATCGCATTCCGTTTGAATACGTTGCCCGCGTGGGCTGTGCAGTAGGGGCAGGAGCGGTCATCGCTTGTGGCGTAGTACATCACAAGATCGATGCCGTTCTGCGTGTAGTAGGCGTTGGCGGCGTCGTTGTAGGAACGGAGCGATTCAGTTCTTACAATGACCTCAGCTCGGGACTTGGTGACTTTTAGTCTCCTCTGCAGATCTCTTGTCATGGCCTCGGTGGGCCGGCCCTCTGCTATTCCCTGCGCTAAAACTTCAGCGGCTGCAGTTGAAAATGTTGTTCCATGTTTTTCTAGGTATCCTCGCGCTGTCCTCGCTGCTGCTGTCACTGCTTCTGCTGGGACGGTTACACCAACTTGAGAGTTTGATACAGACTTCGATAACTGTGCAGCTAAATCTAGGCCAAACCCTGTTGACCGAGATAACAGGCGTTGAAACGCAGATAAGTATTCGTCGGCCTGGTCAGGAAGAAGAGGAGGAATCAGCTCCAGTACGCGAGCGTTTCTCTCTGCTGTCTGAAATTGACCGCTTCGTAACTGACCGTAGGTACGCCGAAGAAGACGATTGAAGGCTCGATCCAGCGATTTGTTTACGGTATCGATAACCACCTGCTCCTCGTTTTTAAGGGCAGTATTAAAGGATTCAATCAGGTCTTCCACGTCTTACCACTTTTCACGATTTGCCCAATAGGCAGCGCTCATCTTGCCCTTGGCGATGTTCTTCGCATGGCGCGCCTGAAAGGAACGGCGGCGGTTGCGATAAGACTCTGATTCACCTTCCTTCGCGGGACTTCCCTTTACTCCCTGTTGCCCGAACCGGATCAGCTTAACCGTCTCCCCCTCCTTGGCCAGTACAGCGTGAGATTTAGTGGGATGGCTGGGAGTGCGCTTCGGTTGGTTGTAATCGGAGAAGGTTTCGCCGTGATGCTCCACCTCATCTTTTCTTCCAATGGACGGTCTGTAGCTCATCCCAGTCGCTCTGGTGGGATAGGTGCCGTATTTTCCTGTTCCTTTGGCACGCTGACGCGCATAAGCTTGTGACTCCCTAAGGCTCTGTCGGTTCAGTTTGCCGTTGTATTTGCCTTCGTAGAAATTATTGATTACAAGCTGGATCTGTCTTGCCTTCAACGGGTCTTTGCCAGCAGCAATTATCGCGTCTTCACTTACATCCCTGCCAATCACGCGGGCAAGTGCCCTCTCTGCTGCAACGTACCCCGACTCGTTGAACTTTCTCAAATTGAAGGAGCCGGTGGCGGTACCCGTAGCCCGCAGTAGTGGGTTGGCACTTTCCGGGTTCATTGCTCTATACCACTCCCGTGCTACTCCAGTTGCGGATCTTTCTGATAGACCAAAATCAATGAACTGCATTCTATTGGTTGTCTTGTCTATAAAGAAATTGTCCGGCTTCAGATCATTGTGCGCTATGCCCGCTCTGTGCAACTTTGCAAGATTCCGCAATAAGACTCTCTGTTGGTTCTCGTTCAGCTTAGTGACCGTAGAGCCTCTTGCGAGTTCTGAAACAATGTGTCTTCTATTTGCTGCCACTACCCTAGGGGCCAAGCCCAAGCTGGCAGCCAGTCGTGTATTTGCTACTTCGCTGTTCAATACTCGGCCTTGAGCCCGGTATAAGTTTCTCCTTGCTTGTGCGCTTAGCCCCGCAGCCATGCTCCGGCGTTCTTCCTTCGCTGGTTGCTTGGGTGTCTTAACCACATAGGTCTGTCCACCCCGCTCTACCAACTCTGTAGTGCCAAACGCTCCGGCTGATAGCTGCTTTTTGTTTGGGGCCGAGGCAAACTTGTCCGCGTCACCAAATTCATCCTTGAATTGCTTAAAGTTTGGTTCCCCAAACTGTCTAGATCTGACTCTGACTAGATCATCTATAGCTAATCCTACGGCGGCTGCCAGCACAACACCAGCTGACAGCCCAACTACTTTCCCAGGTTACTTACCGCAGAACTATCTCGGGGCTTACTAGTGCTCCTCTCGCCCAATTGAGCTTGTTGCACACTCTTGCGTGCCACTACCGGTTTTACACATTTCTTCTGCTCTGCGATAAAGGACTTGCCGCATGCTTTATCGGAACGTGCCTGCTCAGCATCCTCCATCCAGTTCTCTTGCCAGACACTTCTAGGTTTTGGCCCCGGTCTGCCATTGCCTGTCAGCCCTAGGTTTCGACGGTTTCTCATTCTCTCTGAGCGAGCGCTAGCCCCGGTGGAACTTGCGATATTTACCGTTTGCGTGGTGGCTTTGAGGACTCGGGTAACAGTTGGTTTAAGCCGCTTCTCTCCTCTATTTATTAGATTCGCCCTTCTTCCATAGGTCTGCTGTAACGGAGCAAGCTCTCCTTGTAGTTTGGCCAACCTGGACTCGGCTAGCGGCAGCAATCGCATCAGTCTTTGCCTTTGTGCCGTTGGAAGCTTGTCATCGTCCAATTGACTAGCGATCTTGAGAACACTATTCTTCTCGGCCGTAATCTGTGCTTGCTTCTTCTTTATTCTGGTGCCAAGGGCTTTGTTTCTTATGCTCAATACTCTAAGTTTCTCTCTCATGCTCTTCTGCCTTGACCCTACACTGCTGGATATCTCCTGACCCCTCGCCCCCAGAGTTATCCCAATCGCAGCCATTGTTGCTGGCAGTGTGAGACCTGGGTTTAGCGCCGATACCATACCGGAGACGGTAGTTGCAGTTCTTGAGGATTCGGCGGCACTCACCCCACGTTTCGTCATTGACGCCCCAAGCGCTCCTGCACCCGCTAGTAATGCTGCGCTTTTGAGCCCTTGGGTTAATGCTCTATTTTTCTTGGCTTGCCTGACTCTTGCGATCTTTGCCCTGAGTTCTGGTGTGGCCTTAACAAGGTTGCCTCTTGTGGGAGGGGTGTCCCCCTCACCAAGGAGCCGGCAATTCCAGTCCTGAGGGATGCAGCGGCCTCCGCAGGGCTTTCCCTTGAGACACTTGCGCGCCTCCTTCAGATCACTTCTCAGCGACCCGAGGAAGGCTTCTTTGGCTTCTGCTCTCTTCGTCACGGGTAATCAAACATCGATGTTTTCAGGTGCTCGATATCACTTTCTTCGATTTGAGTCAGACCCGTCTCCTTGCCAGGTGCGAAGGTTTGGAGAGCTTTATTTGCTGATCGCGACGAGTAGAAGCCCAGCAGCAGGGGTCCTGCTTCCATTGTGCCGTCTTCCCGCACAAAATGACCGCGATAAATCTTCCTGTCGTTGAAGCGGTTGCCCACCAGCACTACGTTCTCAGCATCGGTGCGGTGTCCCAGCTCGTCCGCCAAAACACACAGCCGATAGACCCCATTTGACGCATTGGCCATCAGAGTCAGGCCGTGCATGTGGATCAGATCCGCAGAGTCTGTGTTGACCTGCTCCGGAGGCTGTTGCTCTTGAGCTGCTGCCTCAGGGTTGAGCTGCTGTTCCAGGGCAGCCTGCTGACCAACGAAGCCCTGCACCATGGACTCCTGCTCCAGCTCGCGCTTGAGCTGAAGGGCTTGCTCCTCTTCCTCCAGGAGCACCACATCCATGCTGTATTCGGTGCCGGAGAAGCGGGATTGCCGGATCTCCAGCGGGGTCAGCACACCCATGTCGACATAGATCTTGTCGGTGTCGGCAACCTGCTTCCTGAGTTCTGCCTTGTCCTTGTCAGATTCGGAGTAGTAGGGCGGGAAGTAGACGCTCCACTCTTCAGGCACCTTGCCCCGGGTGGGGCCTTGGGGCATCGATAGGATGAGCTGGAAGAACTGGTTGAGCGGCTTGCGGAGGCTGTGGGTCTGGTAGCGCTCCACTGACTGCGCCCAGCTCTTGTCCTCGTACTTGCCGGACTCGGACAGACCACCAGCAGGGGATTGCCCGAAGAGCAGAGTCTTGGGCATGTCGGCGGCTGCCACGAGGTCGTCGAGGA